TCGGTCGCCGTTGATATGATCGATCTGACCCTCTGCAACTTCACCGGTCATCCAGGTCCATGCGAGTCGATGTGCAAGTCTCGGACGCCTAATAACGATCACCCAATAACCCACACGATTGATGCCGCCAGCGATTTCTCCAACATGACGCATGTTCCAGGAATGGTCGCGGTCAGTTCGTGCGCGCCAATGAAATACACCAGTCTCAGGATCGTAACGCAAAAAGCGACGCAATTCCGATTGGTCAATGGGAGCATCAACTGTTCGTTCCTGCCGACCGATAGGCAACGAACTGATGCCTATGCCAGGAGCTAATCCGCCACCGATACGGCCGACATAACCGCCATGTCGCTTCCGATCGATGGCATTGTCTTCACGCGTTCCGAGATAAAGATGATTGACGTTAAAGCACGGCGCCAAACCGCAGGAATGAAGCACCCAAAGACCCTTCGGGATCGGGCCGCGCTCCAACTCCCAAGCGAGCCGATGAACTGGCTGGAGTTTTCCGGCTACTTTAATAGACCCGTGGTCGCGCGTTAGCGAGCCGAGCCATATCCGGCACCCGCTATTTGGCTCCCACGTTGAATTGGCCTCAAGCCGTTGCATCAGGTTCACTTTCATCTCCTTGGTTCGTAAGTCGGCATTATGCTGCAACATACGATCCAAGGCAACCTTTATCATACGAGGATTGATATTCTTTTCATACGATCCTTGATTACCCTAAGTCCTTCAATTCGTTGGATAAAAGAACACGCCGCAGCGAAAATCGTCGGGCCCGAGATAATATCGTTCGTATCCAAGAACCATTAAATTACTCGTCGTAAAGTCCGTCTGCATCGACGTTTCGAATGCCTCGCGTTCCAGGTAGATCAGGCCGCCGGCATCGGACATAACGCCCCAGGCATAGGGCGACGTGAGGAAGTCCATCACCACGTAGCCGTCGTTGAGATCGTTGTTCTCCTTGATCGACCAGACATCGTTGTTCGAGGTGCCGGGCCGAAGTTCGGTTTCCATGAGCCGCTTGGCGACGTGGCGCTGTTCGACCGGCACGACCAGCTTCTTGCCCTGGAAGGAGTCGAGAATGTTGGCGTTGTTGCGGAAGCGGCGGATCATGTTCGTCGCTACCATCAGCCCGACCTCATTGAGGCCCATCTGGGTGCTGGAGGTATTGGCAACCACGCCGCCGTCAACCGGGTGGTTCACAGCGAAGAGCGGCAGATTATCGGCGCCGGTCGCCGGATTGACCACGTTGCCGGTGTTAAGCACCGAGGCGGCGACGATCTCCTTCATCTGGCGGAACACGCGGACCAGGCCGAGGTTCGCGGCATTGAACGAGGTCTTGTAGAGGTTGTCCTTCAGCGCGATGCGCGTGAACGCGTAACCCTGGCTGAATTCGATGTGGATGTGGTTGTAGACGAACCGCTGGCCGGCGTTGTTGTCGAACACGGCAGGCTGGCCGGAAAGGCGCAGTTGCGGCAGCGGCAGATAGCGGACATGGACGGTTTTCTCCGCCTCCATGTGCGACACACCGCGCGAGTAGATGAGCGGCCATTGCGCCTTGATTTCCGGGTAATCGCCTTTGAGTTTGCGAACGCCGGGAAGCAGCAGGGCCGGGATTTGGGAGGTGGTGACAGCCATGGTGTATCTCCCTTACCGGCCGACTGGATTGAGAATGGCGGCGGTATTCAGCCGAACCTCAAGCCACGGATTGACGTTCGCCGGGTCTTGCGGGCCTCCCGATGTGCCAAAGGTTCCGATGATCTGGAACGGCAGGGATGAGGTCGTTGCGACCGAGCCGCCATCCAGGGCGAGCGTGGACTGGCCGACACTGTTCGGTGCGCCGTTGGTCCCGGCCAGGAAATTGATGTTCTGCCCGGACCATGAGGGAAGCCATGGGCCACCCAGAACCTGTGCTGTGAAGGTGACGAACGGATCGTCGATCAGCCAGAACGGGATATCCGCTGTAGGGCTGGCACCCGCCTGGTAAGAGCCGATCAGTCCGTGCGACGTGGCTTGCAGGATGCTGTCGTAGTAGGGATAGACCCCACCGAAAACGCCCCATGAGCCGATGTCGGCCAGAAGCGAGATCACGCCATAACCGGAATAGGCCCCGGTTCCTTTGTTGATCAGATCGCCGCGGCCGATACTCGACGTATAGCCGACTTTGATCAGGCCGTTATTGTTCTGGTAGGTTGCTGCACCACCCGCGCGAGACCGCGCCACCGAAAGCCCATTTGGGGCGTATGGATTGGTAGCCATGGAGGCGTAAGCCTTCGGGTGGGCGACCGGTTGACCTCCGGCGCGGAGGGTCGATGGCCATTTCCTCTGAAGACCCCGCCTGAGCGGCCTGGGTTACTGTGTAACCTTGCACACGTTTTCAGCAGTAGCGCAAGACCGAAACATAGAACGGCTGAACCCAATGTGCTTTAGGTCCAGCCGCTTTTAAGCATTTACGGATCAACGCGTTTCGGCAACTGCCGGGTTGAAGTTCGGCAACTGCCGTGTGTTTCGACCGCCTGCACTGTTCGGCGTCGGATCGGTCGCGTTGAACGACACGGCGCCAGGCTGAACTGGTGCGCCACCGGCTGCATAGCCGCCTTGAACGGTGGGTTGACCGCCAGTGCCAGGATGGATCACGCCAGCGGACGGATAGGTCTGCCCCGGCTGTGCGGGTTGCCCAGGGTAAGCCGGCTGGACCGGCTGAGCCGGAGAAGTGGGTTGCGGGTAGCCTGGATGAGCGGCGCGTGCCGCCTGTTTCTGCGTCTCGGTGAGTGCGTTCCACTGTACATCGGTCATGTTGGCACGCTGGGCATCAGTCTGATCGGTCATGAGGGTTCTCCTGGAGTTCCACCAGTTTTAATCATCGCCCAAAGATAGCAAATTCACCGAAAGCCGACAAGCGTCGGAAACTACCTACCCCTCACCGACCGCCATACGTCCCCGTTTCGCCTTCCATCTCCAGCTTAATCGCCACCGGTCGCACGATGCGCCCCATATCGGCCAGACTTTCCTCATTGCCGATCACCGACCGGCCTTCCTGACTGGCAACCATGCGGCTCTGCAACTGTGCGTCGGCGTACTTGCGATCTTCTTCCTGCGCCTTATGCGTCAGGTGAAGCGGCCGGATGAACAACCGCTGGCCATTGTTGTCGATACTGTCGTTCGGCCCGGTATCCGGCATGCACAACTCGGGAAAATCCTTCGCCTTGGCCGGACGCCAACCGGACGAAAACGCTGCCCTTAGTTCGGTGCCATCCACATCGCGCACATCGGCCAGCATCACCTTGACCACTTTATAGCAGGCGTCCCAACCCGCGTTGTGCAACTTGCGCCGCAGTTTCGCCGGCAACTCGAATTGGTTCACGTCGCGGTCAAGGCGTGACATCCGCTCGCCGGGACCATCGTACTCCGGACTGAACGCGCCGCTGTCGCGCGGCATATCGCGGCTTTCCTGTCTCGCCATTTGCGGCGCCTCATGGCCTGAAACGTCGTCTTCGGTTCGCTGCGCGGCAGTACGTTGCACCGATACTCGGGACGCGCCTTGTCGTGCGGCGGCCAGGGATGCCTGCCACAGCGGTCCCTTGGTACGATCCGGACCGGTATTCTGCGGCTGATCCTGCTGGTGCTCTTGCGCCTGATCCTGCTGCGAGGCGATATCCTCGGGCGAACCCGGGATCGGAATGCCTTTCTCAATGATGATTTCGTCCATCAGGAATAGTGCCTCCCCTCACCGATGATCAGATTTGCGCTGGCGCCGGATTCGATCTCGCGTGCGATCCTGATCTGCTCGAACGTGTACTCGGCCAGCGCCTTTGCGGGATCTTTGTTCCATCCGACCGGATCGCACACCTGCGCGCCCTCTTCCATATTGTCGCGCACGGAAGCGTCGGGGAAACTGATACGCGTACGGCCACCGGCTTCGGAGACATTCACGGTGCCGAGGCCGGTCTTGATAGGCTTCCAACCGCCCTGCTGCTGACTGCCGCCACGGTTCGAAGGGCCGGCCGACGACGCATGACCGCCTCCGTTGCCGCCGCCGTTTGCACGGTCACCGCCATTCCCCTGATCCCTGTTGCCCGGCATTGGTTGACCTCCGTTTGGTTCTCCCCTCGCTGCATCGTCTGGGTAAGCTGCGTTGATGACCCGGTTCACGTGTTCGAAATAGGCGTCCGACTCGGCCTGGATACCACGGCGGAGCGCCTGGTTGTGAGCCATGACGGCCGTTGCCTGATACTCCGGATCGCTGTCCATACGCGGATGTTCGGACAACCACTGACGCGCACGCGCTCCGGGCGTCCAGTTGCCTTGTTGCGGTGGTGGCTGCTGGCGCCCGGGTTGCTGGCCGTTGGCGCCCCCTCCTTGATCACCCGCTGCCGGAGCCTCCCCGAGCGCCGCAAGTTGACCGGCGGCATTGTTCTTGCGGTACGTCGCCGAGGATAGC